CCTGACCGCAAATACGGTCAAACAGACCGCACTCGACCCCCGCCGGGTTACCTCGGCCGAAGGAGTGGTTCCATGTCTGATGCCGGTGTTGCACCTGCCCCTGCGCCTGCCGCGGCGCAATCCGAAGTTCCTATCAATCCAGATCCGGTGAACACGCCGGCTCCGATCACCAATCAACCGCCGGAAAAACAGCCGGTGAACATGAAGGATGCCGACCCCAGGAGGGAAAGCATCCGCAAGGCGATCGAGCGGGCCAAAGCGCGCGATCCGAACGACAAGGGCGAGCCGCGCAAGGCGAAGATGGGCGACAACCAGCCGCCCGAGGAGACGAAGGCGGAGCGCGAGAAGCCCGAGAAGATCGACCTGAAAAAGCGGCCGGACGACCAGCCACGCGACCGCGGCCGGTTCGCGCCGAAAGAGCGGGCGGAAAGCCAAGAGGCAACGGCGTCAGACCCAGGTCAAGCGCGGCAACCAAGCCAACAGCCGGCGCAACAGTACAAGCAACTCCCGGACAACGACCCCTTCCGCGAGCCGCTGCGCCGGATGACCGACCATGCCAAGGCGGACTGGGCGGCGACGCCGGTGAACGTGCGCAGCGACATTCACCGCATGCACAAGGAGTTCGGTGAGGCGTTCAACCGCTACCAGGCCGACCACAAGACCATGAGCAGCATTCGCCACTATGAGAAGATGGCGAAAGATCACGGCACCACGCTCGGCGAGGCACTGGACCGCTACACCGGGATGGAAAAGCTGCTGCGGGCCGAGCCGTTTAGGGCGTTCGACACCATTACCAACAACCTCAACCTGCGCTCGCCGGACGGGCAGAAGCTGACTTTCCGCGATCTGGCCTGGGCCTACCTCAATCAGACGCCGGAACAGCACAGGATGGCGCAGGGCGAGAACGCCCAGACTGCGCAGAGCCACCAGATCGGGCAGTTACATTCGATGGTGAACACCCTTGCGCAGGGCATCCAGGAGATGCAGTATGAGCGCAAGTTCACGCATACCCGTAGTGCGCTTGATCGGTACGCCGACACGCACCCCCGGTTCGATGAGCTTGGCGATCTGATCGAGCAGGAAATCAAGCTCGGCTTCGACGTCGACACGGCGTACCGGCGCGCTGAACTGCTAAGACCGGCCACAGCGGCTCAGACCCGCACCACGACGGCTCAGACCCGTACCGATCCCGACCGCAGCATCCATGGCGCGCCTGCGACCGTCCCGAACGGCGCACAGCGGCGCAACGGCAAGCCGGTCGGCCGCCGCGATGCCATTGCGAACGCGATCAAGCGCGTCAACGGCTCGCTCTGACAACATTTAGTCGTGGAGGCATATCGTGCCGAACGTCACTACTGCAGCCGCATACCAGCAGATCCTGAGCATGGCGGTGGAAGACCGCTCGAGCGGATACGAGGATCTTGTATCCAACAACAACGCCCTTCTCGCTGTGCTGAGAAGGAAGGGCTTGTGGCAGACCTATTCAGGTCCGCGCATTCGCCAGACCCTGCAGGTCGGCAAGCAGGTCGCCCAGTGGTACAGCGGCTATGATCAGTTGCTTAACCCGGCAATCGATTTGTTCAACGATGCCTTTTTCGAGCCGAAGATGGTCGTTGTACCGATCGTCCTGTCGATGCAGGAAATCCTCAACAACCAGGGCGAAAACCAGCTCGAGGACGTTTTGGACAACTACATGGAGGCCGCCGAAAAAGCGCTCGAAGACGCCATGGATGCCGGTATCTATTCCGACGGCACGGCGAATGGCGGCAAGCAGATCACCGGTCTTGCTACCGCGGTGCCCATCACGACCACCAGCGGCGTTTACGGTGGCATCGATCGCGCCACTGCCACGATCTGGCAAACCAAGACCTACGACGCCCATACCTACAGCGCAGCGATTGGTACCCAGGTCAACGCCACCACGATACGACCACTGCTCAACGCCGTGATGACCAAGCAAAGCCGCGGGCGTGACTATGCCGACCTGCTGATCATGTCGCCCGAGCACTATGCGGCCTACGACGCGGCCACCATCGCGATCCAGCGGCAGACCAACGAGACGAGCCTTGGCAAGCTTGGCTTCAGCGCACTGGAGTATATCGGCGGCGGCAAGCGCGCCGAGATCGTGCTGGACGGCGGCATCGGAAGTAACATGCCGGCGAACACCACGTTCGGGCTGAACACCGACAGCCTTCGGCTGCGCTATCACCCGAACCGCAACTTCGACAAGCTGTTCGAGGGTGACGGCCAAATGCCCATCGATAAGGACGCCATCGCTCAGTTCATAGGGTGGATGGGTGAATTAACGATGACAAATCCGCTGTTTAATTGGCGCCTCTACGACAGCGTGCCAGGTTCGTAGGCTGTTGTCAAGCACTTCTCGGTTGGCTATCCTCATCCGATAGTCAACTGAGGAGAAAGAGATGGCTCCGCCTAAGACTGTTGTGCTGCCAACGCAAACGGAACTCAAAAAGCTGCTCCGCTACAATCGAAAGACGGGGCAGCTTTTCTGGAAGAAACGGCCCAGAAGCATGTTCACGAGTTCGGACGCGCATAAGGGATGGAACGTTCGTTTCGCCGAACGTGAAGCGTTTACTGCGGTAAATCATGGCTATCGGCGAGGAATGATCCGTCCGCTTCACGTGTATGCACACCAAGCGATCTGGAAAATCATGACTGGATTGGACGCACCAGAGCTCGATCATGTTGACGGCAACAAGCTCAACAATGCCTGGCGTAATCTGCGCCTTGCGCCTAGCGGCACCAACCAAAGGAACTTCCCCAAACGTCGGGACAATACCTCCGGTCAAGTTGGGGTCGTTCGCCGCGGCGACAGATGGATAGCTCAGTTCGGTGTGAATGGTACAACCAAGCACATCGGGATTTATGACACCAAAGAGGAAGCCATCAAGGCGCGCAAGCTCGTTGAAAGAGAATACGGCTTCCACCCCAACCACGGCCGCGAGGTCGTGATGTGACCTGACCGTTTCGGGCGCGGGTAACTCCCCAGCCAACCGCGCCCGATACCCCGGAGCCGCCTGTCCTGCACTTGGACAAGCCCAGGGCCGACGACTCCGGGACCAACCACAGCCGCTCAGACCGGCGCAACGAAAGGCGTAGCTATGGCTATCGATCCGCGCGATCCCGATGCAGCACTCGTTGTCCTATTCCGCCTGCATTCCGAGAAGAACGAGGCGCGCAGCGCAGCCGAAGGCCGGCCGATCCACGAGGACATGGAAGTGTGCGACATCCGCGCGCCGGGCTCGCGCAATTTCACCACGCAGCCGGCGCACACGCTCTGGCCGCACTGGCTCATCAACGGATATACCGGCGAGCAGCATCAGATCACCTACGCGCAGCGGTTCCGCCACCAGTACGAGCAGTTCAAGGCGCACGCCGCGCAAACAAAATCCGGCACGCCGCTCGATTACGCGCCGTTCCTCACGCCGGGCCGCCGCGCTGAACTGCGCGCGCAGAACGTCTACACCGTCGAGCAGCTCGCGATCGTGGACGGGCAGGAGTTGAAGAACCTTGGCCCCGGCGGGCGCGACCTGAAGAACCAGGCGGTCGAGTTCCTCGCCGACAGCAAGAGCAACTCGCACAACACCGTGCTCGCCGCCGAACTCGAGGCGATGCGCGCGAAGAACATGGCGCTCGAGCAGGACCTCGAGGCTGCGCGCAAGGCGGCCGAGGCCGCCGGCGAGCAGTTCGACGAGATGACCAGCGAGCAATTGCGCGAGTACATCAAGGTCAACACCGGGCACGAGCCGCAGGGCAACCCCAACCGCAAGACGCTGACGCGGATGGCGCTCGAGGCAAGGCCCAGCAAGGCGGCTTAAATGGCTCTTTTGAGCGTGGTGCAGGATGTTTGCGCGCGGGTCGGCGTGGCGGCTCCAATCGCGCTCATCCCGACGATAAACTCCAACCGCACCGCACGCGAACTGCTCGCCTGCGCCAACGAAATGGCGCAGCGCATCGCCTATGATACGCGCGAATGGCAGGCGATGAAAAAGTCGGTCACCTACACCGGCGACGGCGTCACGACCGCGTTCAACCTGCCGGCCGACTACAAGCGCATGCTGCTGACGACGAGTGTTTGGCGCTCGACTTCGGCCATGCAGCCGATGCGCTACATCGCCGACACCGACGAATGGCTGCAGCGCCGTGCCGCCAACTGGTCCGATGCCTGGGGCGAGTGGACCTTGCTCGGCAATCAAATCCTGATCTGGCCGGCGATGGGCGTCGGCACCACGGCGCGGTTTTCCTACCTCGACAAGAACTGCGTCGCGCTCAACGGCGGCGGATACGCCAACACGTTCCTGAACGATGCCGATGTTTTTCGGCTTGATGAACGCATTCTCAAGCTTGGCATGATCTTCGACTGGAAGCAGTCCAAGGGCTCGCCCTATGCCGAGGACATGGGCACCTGGTCGGATGCCATGGCGCTGGCGATGGGCGCCGACAAGCCGATGCCGATCATGATCGATCGTGCGCCGATCTCGGCGCATGCGCGCGGGATCGCTTATCCCTTTGCACTGCCGACGCCATGAGCAGGCACGTCGCATTCCGCCGCCAGCCGGTGGATCAGCCGTATGCGCAGGCGTTGCGCGCCACGACCTTGCCGGCGCCGACGCGCGGTATCAACCAGATGGAAAACGAGGCGTTCATGCAGCCGGGGAGCTGCATCATCTCGGACAACTGGGTGCCGACATTGCGCGGTGTGAAACTGCGCGGTGGCTGTACACGCTGGTGCGTGCTGCCCGAGACAACGCCGATCATCTCAGCGTTCGAGTATCAGAGCGGCAATGTGCAGAAGATGTTCGCCGCCAACGCGACCAAGGTCTACGACGTGACGACCAGCACGCCGGTGCTGGTCAAGAGTGGGCAGACCAGTGGTAACTACGTCGGCTCGCAACTGGCGAATGCTTCGGGCGATTACCTGCTCGCGCTCAACGACGCCGGCGATTACCCGCTACGGTTCAATGGAACGTCATGGGTCACGCTCAACGCCACCATGACAGTGTGGGCGAACAGCACCGCTTATGCGCTCAACGCCACCGCCTATGACGCAAGCGACAACACCCACTGGCGAGCAACATCCGCTCACACCAGCGCCGGGGCCGGAACGTTCGCCGCGGCGCGTACTGCCAGCCCAGGATTGTGGGTCAGCAGTGCGACCGATGGTTCTTCGTTCATTTACGGCCCGGCTGGACGC